TGGTCTACGGCGCCATCCACGAGTACGGCGGGGTCACCCGGGCGCACGTCATCCGGGCCCGGAACAAAAAGGCCCTGGCCTTTCAGGTGGGCGGGGTGGGCCTGGTGCGCAAATCAGTGCAGCATCCGGGCTCGAAGATGCCGGAGCGCTCCTTTTTGCGGTCGAGCCTCAGGGAGAATGAGGCCCGGATCAAGGCCGCCATCGCCGCGGCGGTGGCCCAGGGGGTGAAAGGGTGATCAACCGGGAGGCCATCCATCAGGCCCTCTTCGACCTGGTCAAGAGTTTGCCCGGATTTGTTACCATTTCCCGCCGGGCCCGCCTGGTCAAGGACGTGGCCCCGGAAGAGCAGCCGGCCCTGTTTGTCGAGGAAGGCCCGGGTGAGACCATACAGCACCAGGGGCAGGGGCTGCCGGCGATTCATTTTCTGTACGTCGATCTGGGGTTTTATGCCCGGCTGGCCGAAGACAAAAACGTGGCGCCGGGGAGTGTGCTCAACCCCTTGATCGACGCCATCGAGGCCGCCCTGGCGCCGAATGAGGATGAAGAGAATCAGACCCTGGGCGGTTTGGTGACCTACTGCCGGATCAACGGCAAGGTCCTGAAAAACGAGGGCCTCCTGGACGGCCAGGCCAGCGTCGTGATCCCGGTGGAAATCTTAGTAGCAAGCTGGTTTTAGGTTTTGGGGTCTGGAAAAAGATAGCTCACAAGGAGAAGGAATATGGCGGACCTGGATAAAAGTGCGGATAAGGCGGCGCCGATGACGGCTGTAAAAGCCCCGGCGGCCCAATTGCCTTCCCTGGATACCGGCGACCTGGTGGAGACCTGGTTCAAGGAGTTTTTCCCCAATTCCCCCGTGTCCCGGGACACCGAGGCCTGGAACCTGCTGCTCCGGGCCAAGGACGTTTTGAAGCAGCGGTTAAAGGGAGATTAAGTCATGGGTAAACCCATCATTTTCGGGGCCGGCAATCTCTACGGCATCGACCGCAGCGTGGCGGTGCCCACCCCGGTGAAATTCGGCATCCTCCAGGAAGTGGCCGTTGAAATAGCCCTCACCAAAAAAGAACTCCACGGCCAGAAAGTCTTTGCCGACGCGGTGGGCGTCTCCGAAGGCAAAATCACCTGCAAGGCCAAGCTGGCCAAATTGTCCGCCGACCTCATGGGCGGCCTGTTCTTTGGGGCCACCCCGGCCACCGGCCAGGTGGTGCCCGTGGTGGGCGAGCAGGGCACCATCCCCGCCACCCCCGGCCCTTACACCATCACCGTGGCCAACGGGGCCACCTTCCAGAACAACCTGGGGGTGATTTTCGGTAATAACAATCTGGCCACGGACGGCCTGCCCCTGACGCGGGTGGCGGCCGCTCCGGCCACCGGCGAGTATGCCCTGGTTGATGCCACCGGAGTTTTTACCTTTGCGGCCGCGGACCAGGGAAAAAAGGTGAAGTTCGATTACCTTTACACCTCGGCCCTGGCGGGCAAGACCCTCACCATTCTCAACCCGGATGCGGGGACCTCGCCGTCGTTCAAGGCCATCCTCACCGGTATCTTCGGCAGTGAAAAGGTGGCTCTCATCCTCAACAAGTGTGTCAGCGACAAGCTGACCCTGCCCACTAAGCGGGGTGACTTCACTATCCAGGAATTGGATTTCAGCGCCCAGGCGGACGATGACGATGAACTGGGCCTGCTGAGCCTGGGGAGTTAGGGCATGACCGAGCCTCGTTTTGAAGGCGAACGGTTGAAGGTGGGCGACCGGGAATTTGTGGTTCCCCCCCTGAACTGGCGGCGCATCCGCAAGATTCTGCCCATTCTCGAACGGATGAAAGATATTACCGCGGGGGGAGGACTCACGATTACCGAACCGATGCTGGACGACGCCATCACGGTGATTCATGAGGCCTTGACCCGCAATTATCCGGAGATCACCCTGGATGAGTTAGAAGACCTGGTGGACCTGGTCAACGCCCCCACGGTGATCATGGCGGTCATGGGCCTGAGCGGGCTGCTCCAGGGGGAACCGGCGCCGGCGGAGGCGATGCCCTCGATTGGGGAGAACTCTACGCAGCCCTGATCACCGCCACGGGCTGGACGTATGAGTATATCGACGAGTTCATGACCTTCCCCCGGCTGCGGGAACTGGGCAACTACTGGCGGCGCTCTCCCCCGGCGCACGTCCAACTGGCAGGGCTGATGTCGGTGATCGCGGACATCACGGGCGGGGCGGCGCCGGACACAATAGACGCCCCCCAGGACACCGCCACCTTGGAAGAATTTATGGCCGACTGGCAAGCCTTAGGCGGGTTGATGGGGTAGGGCCGATGCTTTTCACGGAAAACGGAAAACGGAAAACGGAAAACGGACTTCTCAATGTCTGACAACCGGATCGACGTAAAAGTAGGGGCCAGCACCGGCGAACTCAAGACCGGGATGGACCAGTCCCAAAGCATCGTCAAGCAGGGCGTGGCCGGGATGCAGGCGCCCTTCGATCAGATGCGGCAGAGCGTCACCGGCGGCATGAAGCAGATGCAAACCGGGGTCAAAAGCGCCTTGGACGGCGTGAGTTCCTCTTTGGCCATCGTCGGGCAGGTGGCTGCGGGGCTGGGGGTTATCCTGGCCGGCGGAGCACTGTTCAAGGGGTCGGTGGATGAGTTTGTCAACCTTAATTCCGAGGTTAAAAAGCTCTCTACTTACCTGGGCGTTAGCATGCAAGAGGCTGCCGCCTTTGGATTTGCTTTTAAGCGGGCGGGAGTGGATAGCGACACGCTCAACCAGCAACTCAGAATGTTAGAAAAACAGACGCGCACTGGCGGCGACGCTATGGTCGCTATGGCCGCCAAGGTCGGTGTCAACATCGACTTTAATGAGGGCCTGGAAAAAACCTATTTAAAAGTCCTTGAGGCGCTGAGTAGATATAAAGAAGGCCATGACCGCAATCAGGCCTCGATAGATGCTTTCGGCATGCGAGTGCAAATCAGCGGGAGGCAACTTACCGTTACTACCGAGGCAATAGAAAAACAAAGCCAAAAATTAAAGGAATTAGGCCTTTCGTTTGATGATGTTTCCAATGACAAGGCGAAAAAATTCAAAGACGGGCTGTTTGATGTCAACCTCCAATTCGATGCCATGAAGTATAAGATTGGCGAGGTAGCTATTCCCGCTTTGACATCCCTTGGTTACGCCGTTATTTGGGTGGCTGAGCAGTTCAGAAAAATGATGACGGCGGAATCCAGCGCCGAGGGAGGCATAGCGGTCTTGGGCGGTCTGGCAGCGCCCGCCGCTCGAAAACTCACTTATCCACCCCAGGCCCAACCCGGAAAAACGGGGGAAACCCACGATCCGCCCAAAACCGGCACTGGCGGCGGCGGCGGCAAGGGCGGCGGCGCCTCCCTGGTGCAGCAGTGGGTAGCCGAACTGGAGCAGCTGAAGGCGGCCGAGGAGAAGTTCCAGTCCCAGAGCCTGCAGATGGAAAAGGCCTTTTGGGCCAAGAAGCTGGCCACCGGGAAAGTAGCCACCCAGGAGGAGTTGGAGGCCCTCAAATCCAAGGAACATGAAAGCGAGGCCGTGCGCCTCAAGGCTGAGGCTGATTTTTGGAAAGGTAAACTTCTCCTTACCAGCGAAGGGACTAAAGAGTACCAGGAAGTGCACCATAAAATACTGACCCTGGAACAACAGCAAAACAAGCTCCGGTTGCAGTCGGAAATCGAACTTATTAAGAGCAAAATCAAGGCCGGCCAGGATGCCATCAAGGATAAGATGGCCTTGATTGAGCATGAAAACCAGCTCGAAAAACTCAATTTGGAGATGAAGCAGGCTAATGTCGCCCACCTGGCAAAGATGGGGGCCATGAACCGGGTACAGGAATTGCGGGCATATAAGGCCTTAAAAAAAGAAGAACATGAAATAGATTTAAAGGCGGCACAGGAAAAAGCACTAGCAGAAAAAGGCGACCTGAAAGCATACCAGAAACATCTAAAAGACATTTCACTGCTCAAAAAGAAACAGGCCCTGGAATTAAAAAAGATCGACTTTGACATTACCCAGGCCATGAAGGAGCAATGGGGCCAGGTTTGGAGCGCGGTGAGCCAGGCCTTCAGCATGTCGGTTCAGGGCATCATCACCGGCACCACCACCCTGGCCGATGCTTTAAAAAATATCGGGCAAAGCATCTTGACCTCCCTGGCGGGGATGTTCCTGCAAATGGCCCTGGAATATATCGCCGCCAAGATCATGATGCTGATCTTCGGGAAAGCGGCCGATGACGAGATGGCATTGTCACAGATCGGCGCCCAGGCCGGCGTCGCCGGCGCCGCCGGCGTGGCCTCGGTCATGGTTGCGGTGCCTTTTCCCGCTAATATCGCTTTGGCTCCGAAGATTGGCGCCGCGGCCGCGGCGATGGCGGCGTCGTTTGGCATTCTGGCCTCAGCCGCGGGCGGCTGGGACGTGCCCCACGACACCCTGGCGATGGTGCACAAAGATGAAAAAATCCTGCCCGCCGACTGGCCGCAGAAGCTCCGGGCCGTAGCCGCCCCGGCCGGCGGGGGGGCAGTCGGGCCAACCCGTTTAACCCTTCACCTCAAAAATAACGTGGTCACCCCGGACGGCCGCACCCTCCTGAAAGAAAACAAGACCATGTTTTTTGACCTGACCAACCAGGGTATTGCGAAAGGCGAGATCCGGATTCCGGCCCCGCGCCGCCGATAAACAGAAAAAGGTCCGCAGGCGGGGACGCCTGCGCTACTGGACGCTTATGCCACCCATTGATTTTGACCTCTGGAACCAAAAATCGGACGCGGTGCGAACCTACCTGGTGGAAACCAGCGCCAGGCGGATTGCGGATGGTTACCTCCTGCCCCTGTATTTTGCTACCCGAACGGTGATCTTGGAAAACCGGTGTTATTTAGGCACGCAGATGGATCTGCCCCGCCTCTCCCGCCAGGCCAACTCGATTTTGAGCCCCAACCATGTCACTACCTGGGGGGAATTGGGGCTGACCATAGAGCCTGATTACCGGCCGGATGCCTACCGGAGCGTCTCCTGGCTGGAACTGCTGTCCCCGGCTTGGAACCTGCGGGACCAGCCCCTCATTATCCTTGAGGGCGGCGAGGGCTTTGCCTATGGCGACTTTAGACCGGTCTTTACCGGGCGGGTGGGGAAATATAATTGGGTTGACTCCAAACTCACCCTGACCATCTATGACAAAACCAAAAGTCTGGATATCACCATCCCGGATTACGAACTGCCGGAATCTCCCCAGGTGGTGGAAGAGAGCTATGACCAGACCGTGCCGGCGGTTTTAGGCAAGGTCAAGAATTATAAGCCCCTCCTGATTACCACCACCAATCCGGGCACTTATCCCTGGAAATATGCCCTGGCCTGCCATGTTTGCCAGGCTCTGGACGCAGTCAATGGCAATAATGCCCCCATCAGTCACGCGTGGGTGCCAAAAGACGTCTTTCCGGCCCGTAAGAACGGCGAAGGCTCGGCTGACCTGTATACCTACGGCCCCTATACCGGCAGCTTAATTAGGGCTGAATGGATAATCCAGATTGACAGCATCACCGCCTTGAACAGCCAAGGTGCTTCCGGGCCTGAGGTGGGGTTGGCCACCTTCCGCTGGAAGCTGGAAGGCGACGCCGCCTGGCGAGGCGAGGGGATTTTAACCTGGAAACTGGCCTATGACAGCACCACCCTGGTCAAAAGCCCGGCGGCCGGGGCCGGCGTCATGGCGGTATCCGGGGATTATACCGGCGACTGCAAACTCTCCTACAAGACCAAAATTACCCGGGGGGGCGACATTGGCGACCCGGTCTGCCCCCAGTTTATCTGGTCGGATGACGGCGGGGTCACGTGGAAGCCGGATGACGTCTGCACCTGGACGCCCGCCGCCTCCGCCCCCGGCGTCATGTCCGTGGCCGCTTATAATCCAGGGGATTCGGTGCTGGTGGAAATCACCACCGGCGGTAATGTCGGCGGGGCCGTCCGGTTCAAGTGGTCCCGGGACGGAGGCGCCACCTGGGATACGGGTAACACGATCCCCGACACCAACCCCATTGAATTGTTCACCGGCTACTCAATTCAGTTCACCGCTCCAGGCATACCGGCGACAGACGACTATGACGCCGGGGACGCCGGAGGCAGTTCCTCGGCAGTGGATATTCTTGACACCGACCCCATCGCTTTAAATCGGGGTCTGAGCGGTGCCTTTTCAGGAACGGGAACAACGACTTATACGTGGAGTTGGGCGCGGGTTGCATCCGCCCCCGGGGCCTGTTCAGTTACCGAGGGTAATCCCCTTGATGTGGAAATAACCATATCGGCCGGAGGAAATTGCGGGATCGCCACGTTTGATTGGGTCATAGGCACAAATTCCGGCAGCGGCACAACCTCATCAAGCCCCCAGGAGCTTATCCCCGGGTACAGCGTGGTCTTTACCGCTCCGGGCATCGGCGGGGTGGACGATTATGATACCGGGGATCATTCAACCACAACCCCTTATTATACCCCGGCATTTGTCAAGGATGATGTCTGGACCTGGAATTTTAAGGAGGTCCCCATACCTCTGGAAGATGGCGCAACCATCCAATGGACGACCCAGGCCGGGCAGGATTTTTACCTGTGGGACGAATGGCGCTTTATCCTGGGGTCCGCTTTGTTGCTGCCCGGGGTGGGGGAGGGGGTCAACATCACGGTGGACGCCCAGGGTCTCATCTCCCCGGCCCTGGGGGCCTATACGCACCTGATCGGCGAGCTGATCCGGGCGGTGCTGGTACTCTGGGCCAAATGGGACGAGTCGGCGGATTTTGACCTGCCGGCCCTGGCCGCCTTTAATGCCGCTTTCCCTTATGAGGCGGGACTAAGGGTGGATTCCCCCACCGCTATTGCCGCTATTATTGATCAATTGCTCACGGGGCTTCCGGCCCTCTATACCATGAAAAATGACGGCCGCTTTTTCCTGGCGGAAATTGCCCCGCTGACCGGCGAACCGATCCTGGAATTGACGGATGTTGAATTTCTCCAATCGCCCGAGGGCGCCGACGGCGATGACGATCTCTACCGCCGGGTCTACCTGAACTATGACCGTAATCCCAATGCCGAAAAAAACCCTCAAGGCGCCCTCAGCCAGGAGCGGGTGGAGTGGTTGCGGCGGGAGTTTCGCCAGGTCTCGGCCCGGGATGAAACGGTCTTGGCAAATTATCCCTGGGCCGCAGATCTTGAGCCACTGGACACGTGTCTGGTACAGCGGGCCGACGCCCTGGCCCTGGCAACTAAGGTGCTCAATCTCTTAAAAGTCAAACACCCGCGGGCGACGATCTTGATTAAAAACCAGCCGTTTCACCTGAATTTAGGTGACGAAATTAGCGTCCGGCGCAACCGTTTCGGCGTCACCGAAGGGCTTCTCTGTGAAATTCATGGCGCCGAATTAGACTTCACAACCTCTGAGGCGATCCTCAACCTGTGGCGATAACTTATGGCGATCAGAAAGAAACTCCGGACCATCTGGGATAACCGGCTTTTCGACGCGGCAACGCTGATTCCGTCCTCCGAGGTGGCCACCCTGCCGGCCCGGAATGTTCAGGACCCCGTGCGCCAAAGGCCCTGGCGCACCACCGGCCTGATAGACGAATATCTGACTGCCGATCTGGGAACTCCCACTGATCCAGAGGATGTGCGCCCGCCGGTAAACGCCCTGGTGCTCATCAATCATAATCTCACCCGCCATGCCACGGTGACCTTGCAGGCTGCCCCGACCAATGATTTCAGTGCTCCCAGTCTCTCCGAGACCCACGACGCCTGGGCTGACATTATCGGGGCCGGCGAGGGCGGCGCCGGCGGCCCCCCGGGAGCCGGCGGGGTAATTTTTGATTGCCACCGCGTCTGGTATGCCCCCAACCCCATGCGCATCATCTATCTCGACGGTGATCCCATTGAGGCCAAGGGCTTTTGGAAACTGGCCTTTAACGACTCCGGCAATCCCGATGGCTATCTCCAGGTGGGCCGTGTTTTCCTCACCTATTTTGACGAATATAAATATGACTGGGCCTACCCATTCGGCCAGGGGGGGCAGGATGAGAGCACGATCACCCGTAACCCCGGGGGCACGCCCTGGACGGATAAATGGGCGTTTCTCCGCACTTTGACGCTGGGCTGGAATGAGCGCTTCAGCGATGAGGATAAATACTGGAGATTCTATTTTATGCTCATGAAAATGGGCAAAAGCAGCGATTGGGTCCTCGACCCCATCCCCGACGGCGTCTCGTCCCGGCACTTCACCTCTCTCTATGGCCGGTTTCAAGATATTCCCGATTTGAGCCAATGGGCTAAAGGCTTTTCTGATTTGGAGATCACTTTTATTGAATCGTTGTAAGGAGCCGATCATGTTTAAATTCGCCAGGATCTTCATCGCCGTAATTATCCTTATCGCCCTGGGTGGAGGCGGTTTCATGGCCTCCGGAACAACCTATGATGGTTTCAAACTGGACTTTGCAGAGCCGCGCTGGCAGACCAAATATAATAACTTAGTCGATGCGGTATATGGGGATCTTGGCTCCCTTTCCACTTTAATTACCAACTGGGCCCCGACAGAAAATGTTCTTACGATGGTCCCGGTCACAGCGACCTACGTGGATGGGGATACGTTTACCTTGCCGGGGGATTACACCACCAGGTTTCCGGCATTGGCGGTTGTGCAGGCCAGGGTTGCCGCCGGCACGGTTGAGTCTACCGTGGCCAGCAGCTCCTATGGCGCCGGGGTGACTACCGTTAACCTCAACAACGCGGTCCTCACCAATCCGATTACCCGCATTTATGTGTTCGCTTCCCGCAATGGCCTTTTCCCCTACGGCACCGGTGAGGTCAATGCCTTGGATTATGCCGGCGGCACGCCCTCCCAGGCGGGCTTGCAGGCTGCCATTGATGCCATCGGAATCAGTGAGCGCCCCCTGCTTCTGCCCTCCGGATTGTGGCCTATTTCGAGCCGGCTTAATATCCCAACTAACATCAATACCAAAATATCCAAAGGGGCGGTTTTAACGGTAACTATTCCCGACGTTGCCATTGCCGACCTTTCCCGGGCTGCGGCGTGTGTGGTCTCCTGGGTTGGGCACGGCATGGAAACCGGGGATATAGTTTATCTTTCCGGCATTACTCAGGCTGAATGGGTGGCCCTGAATGGGCACCACCTGGTCACCAAAATAAACGCTAATTCGTTTTCCATCCCGGTGAATACCTCGGCTTATACCGTTGGTTATGTGCCGGGAACAGATCCGGGAATTTATTCACAGACCCTGCTGATCGCCGGTACCCTGGATGCTGGCCTCTATCAAATCTTCTCCTGCATCGGCACTGGCAAGGTAGTGTTTGGGTCGGGGGCGGTCAAAGAGGTTTACCCTGAGTGGTGGAACGGCGATCTTGCTGCGGCCTATGCCGCTACACCCTCCATAGTACGGCTCACCGGGTCCGCTTATACCCTGGTTGCAACCCTAGCACTGGAAACGGGTAAATCAATTGTCGGCCCAGGGCAGAACAAGTGCAATATTACTGCTACTGGTTTGGCGGGCCATGCATTTAGCGCCGATACAGTGGAAAATTGGGCTTTGGAAGGGTTCACTGTCACCGGCGATGTGCTGAGTTATGACGGCCTCTATGTTACGGGCTGTCAATTAGGGTTTAATGTTAAAGACGTAAAATTCACCGGCTTCACTCACGCGACTTATGGCCGTGGGATTATGGTTTATGGTAAAGTTGGTTCTGGCGCTTATTTCGGAAACTTCTATGGCATTAATTCAACTGCCAATAGGGTTGGGGTACGAATAGAGTCCACCTCTGATTATCGCTGTAATGTGCATCGCTTCTATGGCTGCATATTTCTCGCAAATGTCTCGGATGGAATCCAACTGCAATATACTGAAGGCATTAACTTTTTTGGGTGCGAGACTGAGGATAACGGCGGCTACGGTGTTAATATGGACGTTGTTACCAATTTTCTTTATTCTGGTGGTTGGATTGAAAACAACTACTCAGGTAATCGCAACATCAATTTTACTACGAATAGCCGAGGGTCTTTCTTTGAACCAAAATGCGTTTTAGGAGCTATTTATTACAATGGGGTAGCAGTAGCTAAAGCGGATTTAACAGCTAAGATGCGGTTTCTTTTCGCCTCGAATAGTAGTGCCGATGTAATTGCATATACTTGGTATGGCCAGGTGGATCGTGCCGGTGGCACTAACCGGGCAGTGGAAACGCATGAACGGGCTGCTGCTGGACAAGATTGCTTCAAAACTCAGGTCGACGGTGATACGGTTCCCAGATTTACCGTTAATTCCAACGGCAAATT